CATCCCCGACCTAGTTTATTTCGGTAGACTGGTCAAGTCTAGGTTCTCCTCGTGAGAGGAGAAGCTTCCATTCCACCGTTCATGCGGATCGTTGAGCGTGTGGACTGGGCAATCAAGCCCTTCCAAGGCCTAGCACAGTGCCTCCCGAGCAATCGGGATAAGACATTGGGATTAACTAGTTTCTAGTTAAGCTCTAAGTCCCAGAAATGGGAGTGCTTAGAGTTTGGCAGAACCATAGAACTCTCAATCCTTTGGACGTCGATTGTACGATAACAATCTAGGACAAAGGATTAGTTACCCTTGGGTTGTACCATGACTGGAACGCCCCTAGGTGGAGTGCTAACCCCTCTTCACTTAGTCAAAGGATACGAAACTTTCTCCGAAGACCCAGATCCACCTCCTAAACAATGTATGGTTACACTATTTAAGAAATGGTTCCGGTCTACAGAACCAGGACTTCCACGGGGGTACACACCTCTTAGATTAAAAGACGTGTTACCTCTGTGTACGTTCCTGGTCCACATCATCTCAGCACCAGGTTTTATTCCTGATGTCCGAGTATGTGCGAAACGAATTCGTTCTCTTTGGGTGAGGAACGGTGCTAATTACACTGCTCTTTACCTGAAGGAGGTAAATCGAATCATTATGAAGACTGTAGCGGCGGAATCCTTTTCGAAGGATTCCCCCGTTCGCGTCGGTACGAATAGTAAGGGTGTACCTTTGATATTCCCACCTTCGCTCCGTAGGGCTATTGCCCGTCGTAGCGTGGTGGGGATAAGGTTATCTCTTACTATCGCGTCTCTGTATCGGATTATTCCAGCGAAGCCTAACTTGAAACTGTCTACTATTGTAGATGAGTTTCAGGGTCTTTCCCGGACTTTGTCTGGGACGGATAAGCTCATCGGGGAATTGTTCGATGCACGATTGACCTGGAAAGGGTATCGAAGAGTGATGTCGGGCAAGGCCGGACCTAACTACTCCAAGGCAACTTTATCCTTATGCTATGATGCGGTAGCAATGCTGCATCACCCCAAAGTTTTATGGGCATTTCTAAATATTGCTTTTAGAAATGGGTCTAAGGACTTCATAAAGTTCTTCTTGAAGGTAGCACTAGGCCTGTACTTCCCTATCAAACTCCTTCAACTGCTATCATTGCGAAAGCCTTTGGTCCTAGGGAGATTATTTCAGAAACTAGAGGGTGCAGGGAAAGTTCGAGTATTTGCGGCCACCGATTGGTGGTCTCAATGTCTCTTACTGCCTCTACACGACTCTATTTTCGACCTTCTTCGTACCATCCCTCAGGATGGTACTTTTGATCAAACAAAACCTGTAAAGGATTTGCTTAATCGAAAGAGAAGAGGTGATCTAATCTATTCCTTTGACCTAAGCTCTGCTACTGATAGGCTTCCCATAGATTTCCAAGTTGAGGTACTCTCTACTTTCCTGGACTCTAAAGTCCTTGCAAAGTATTGGGCGTCTCTCTTGGTATCTAGGCCATGGTATTTTGGTTCAAAACCGCTATACTATGCTATCGGACAACCGATGGGAGCTTACTCCAGCTGGGCGATGTTGGCGCTGAGTCATCATGTGATGGTTCAGTGGTCAGCCCGTTCCGTTGGTTGGAAGGGTTGGTTCCCCGATTACGCTATCTTAGGTGATGACATTGTCATTGCCGATGATAGAGTAGCGGGTGCTTACCTGAAAGCTTGTAACATTCTTGGGGTAGAGGTTAACCTTAGTAAATCCTTAGTCTCCAGTAATGGAGTCTGTGAATTTGCTAAGAAACTAATCTCGTCAGATGTAGAATATACACCTGTCGGGACTGGTGTGTTAATCGCAGTCTGGAGGGATCTCGCGATCCTTCCGGCGCTTATGGTAGATCTTAGAAATAAGTCCTACTCAATCTATCCTGAACGTGTTGTGGAAGCCTTATTCGCTCATCCTCGACTTAGTCGCGGACGAGCTTATAGGTTAAGGCAGAGAGCCTTGATGGCAGTCTGGAGCTTGTATGGGGACGTTGCAGGGATTGGTGCTCTCCTAACCCAGAATACTGGGTGCGGAGTAGCGTTCGATCCTGCTCGGTTCCCGCTCCTCGCTGCTTCTTATGTCAAATCAGCAATAGATTTGATGACAGCAACGGCCCGATCCAATTGGATCCGGCCTTTCAGGGCATTAAGAGATTTCGAAGATAAATGGGAAACTATGCTCCTTGGTTCCAAGTGGAACCGAGGGGTCATGGCCTCCCCTATCTTTGAATGTCGCTGTAAAGCGCAAAAGACTCACAGG